GCAAGTAAAGGCATCCCGTAAAATACTAATGCCATTAGAACGTCTTCAAAGAACATCTCTGCGGTTTGTGGTCTTGCCAAATACTCTAAAAAAAATGTATTAGCCGGCGCGTCTTCCATGCTAAACTTTGTTAGTCCGTGCAAAGCACCTTTAGAACCTACACCATCTACAGTTCCTGATATATCATAACTATCACAACCAAAAGCACCCATGTGCTCGTTGCCAGGCCATTTAACACCATTTTTAATTACAACTTTGTTTTGTATATTTGTTGGTGGTACCCAGCTTACTTTAAATCTACCTTTAGGATCTGGATAAAATATTACTGTTGAATCTTTAACACCGTTAACCCATTGAAAATTACCTTTAGTAATACCTAATGTTCTAGACATTTCTTCGTTGTAATCTATTTGTTCATACAACTTAACTAAGTTAAATATACTGTTCTTAGTCTCATCTCTAAAAGCATGCTCAGTAGTTCTTGGAAACTGTCTGTAAAATTCGTTTAACGCATCTTGATCACCTTTTAAACCGTCAGCCTCGTTTTGCCAACTGTCTATAACACCTATATCTATTAATTCCCCATGTGGATCGAAGACTTCATGATCCGGAGTATTGAAGACTGGGCTTCCGTGCTCATCAATAAATCCTTCGTAGTTCCACTCCATTGGGATAAAAAGAGAATATAAGC